ATGGCCTTCTACTACGGACCCGAGACCATCCTGAATACCGAGGTGCAGGGCGGAGGGAAGGTTGTTCTCGCGGTTTGGCGAGAAGCGAACTATCCCCATATCTGGATGGACCGCCGTCCCGACCGTCCCAGAGTGCTGATGCAGGCATACGGGTGGAACTCCACCTACGAGACCAAGAAGCAGATGCTCGGCACCATGCAAGGGATCATCCACCGCCAGCAGGCCACCATTCACCACCCGGCCACCTACTACGAGATGACCCGGTACGTGACCAACGAGGACGGCACTTACGGCCCATCCCGCAGGTCAGGGCACGATGACACCGTGATCAGCCTCGGGATCGGGTGGATGACCGTGGTCACCGAGGGGGCGAATCTGGACTACGCCTCGATGGCCGGTCCCAACCCGCCCTACATCCCAGGCGTCACTCCACCGAGGATCGCAGGCGAGGGTCAAGTACCCACGCTCATAGGAGCGGCTAGGTTTGGTAGCCGGATACCGGCAGATGATATGACAATAGGCGTGGAATCCTGGTATTGAGATGAGACCGCAGACATTCCATAACGTGATGAGCAGGGTTGATGTGCGTCCTGGCGAGTGCTGGACGTGGACCGGGCCTCCGATGGCGCACGGATATGGACAGGTAACCGTGTTACAGGAACACCGCACGATCCATACCTATGTGTACGAGACCTTGGTGGGTCCGATACCGAAGGGGATGCATCTAGGCCATATCTGCCATGATGAGGACAAAGAGTGCTCAGGAGGACCATGTATCCATCGGTTATGTGTGAACATTGGGCATCTGAAGATCCAGACTCCAAACGAAAACAAGAAAGCTGGCCGAGGTAATCCGTTGAAGAATCTCACACATTGTAAGCGGGGCCATCCATTCGATGATGAGAATACGCAGTGGACTCGCAAAGGCTATCGGCGTTGTCGAGCTTGTAGAAGGGTGAACGGCTGATGAAATGGTTCTCCTATCACTGCCGCCACTGCGGGGACTTCGATGTCGACGGGGTGGCCGAGGACTCCATCTCCTGTAGGTGCGGGCGCACGGCCAAGCGCAAGTACCAGATCGGGGTGATCGCCTCATCGCTCAAGCATTCCGGCAGGTGGGACCCGGTGGTCGGGGCATACGTGGAGAACGACGGGCAGTTCAAGTCCCTTCTCCACAAGGGACAGGACGAGCAGGCCGAGAAGTTGAACATGGACGTGAAGCTGGCCACGATCGACGCACGGGACTCGGAAGGAATCTCCGAACTCCACGGCTGGGACCATGATCAGCGGCAGGCCGATATTGAGAGGTCGCCCAAGTGACCGCATCCGGCACACTCATCCAGATCTCCCAGCCGCCTTCGTATAACGAGCAGGAGTTCATCGGTCGTCTGCGGGATGTCTACCAGCAGGCCAAGGAGACCAAGGGGGCGATGCTCAACGAGTGGAAGCGGAACTACCGGGTGACCATGAACCGGGCCGCTCCCGCAGTGCCGGCCGCTCCGGGGACCAGGGCCAACGAGGTGTTCCCGACCGTGGACTCCCGCATCGGGTGGATGACCGACCAGGAGATCCAGTTCTCGATCACGCCCGCATGTGACCCGTTCTCGATGTACTCGATGGTGTCTGAGACCCTGGGCGAGCAGTTGGAGTCGGTGATGAACTCCACCATGAAGTCCGATGGCTGGGACGGCGAGATCACCAAGATGCTCTGGGACGCGGCCATGTACGGGGCCGGATTCCTCAAGTGCGTCTGGGACGCCGGGCTCACCGATGGCATGGGAACGTTTCGCTGAAGAACACCTCGCCGTGGTGCCTGTACGTCGACCCCTACGCCACCGACTTGGAGGATGCCCAGTACATCATCGAAGTCCACACCATGTCAGGAGCTGAGATAGAGCGCAGGTTCCCCGACACCACCCGGCAGATGATCGACGATGCCACCCTGACCGGGGACACCGACAGGGACCACCTGCCTCCGAGCCAAGTGACCAACCGCCAGAAGCAGGCCGGCCAGCTTATCCCCATAGATGCAGGTCAGGGCGCTACGACCTGGGGAGCACCGGGGGGGGCCAAGCAGCACACCGCATCACGACAGGAAGGGGTGAACGTCTATGAGTTCTGGCTTCGGGAGAACTACGAGGAAGAGGTGGAACAAGGAGATCCCAGCCTGGGCGACGAGCCTCGCAAGGTCATCGTCGATCAGTGGAGGGTGGTTGTCATGTCGGGCAACCGCATCCTGCTCGACGAGCTTGCCGAGAATCTATTCCATACAAATCGGCATCCCTACGTGCGCTACGTGGATGTGGAGACCGGAGAGTTCTGGGGATCGCCGATCCTGAGGGATCTGGCCCCCTGCCAGCAGGCCATGAACACCCTTCTGGCCATGGGGCAGAACAACATCATCTACACCGGCAACCCGGTCCTGATCGGGACCAAGGGATCGGGAGCGGACAGGACGACCTGGATGAACAAGCCGGGTCAGATCTACGACGTGAACGGCGGGCCGGGGCAGCAGAACAACAGGCCGGAGTGGATGCAACCGCCGAACCTTCCACCCTCGCTGCTCCAGTTCGTCCAGTTCTGGCGGGAGGAGATGGAGCGCATTGCAGGACTTTCGGCAACCAACAAGGGAGAAGTACCGAGTGGACGGGCCACCGACAAGCAGGTTCAGGCCGGGCAGGAGGCCGGGTTCATTCGTATTCGATCTGCCATACGGAACCTCGAACGGAGCCTACGTAAGGCCGGGGAGCTACTGGCCAATCTCATCATCATCAACTACGACGTTCCACGTTTCGTGGCCATTGTCGGCGACGAGGGAGAGATGTCTTCTATTCGACTGGCCGCTCAGCACTTCTACTCCCCCACTGTTGATTACAAGAACAAGGTCTCATTTGCTCCCCTGAGATTCACCATGCTGGTCAATGCCGGGTCGTCCAAGCCGACCAGCCGGGCAGCCAGAATCCAGGAGGCCAACACCCTGAAGCAGATGAACGTGGTCGACGACCAGTACGTTCTCCAGGCTTACCGGGTGTCCCACTGGAAGGCGGTACAGGCCCGCAAGCAGGCACAACAGCAGATGGAGATGCAACTCGCCCAGGCACAGGCCGACGCCGGCCAGTCCAAGGGCGGCAAGGGCGGATCACCCAAGCGGCAACCATCGCAGGCACCGAAGCCCGGAGGGTAGGATCGAACTGGCTGACTAGTTACTGACTACTGAGAAGCGGCTTTTTCTCACGCAAGGGGTCGAGCGGTCAAACTAGGCCCCCCGTAGATACGACTGCGTAAAGACGTGGCGAGAAGTGGATCGCAAGGTCGGACCGGGATCGAAGACCGGGGGTAAGTGCTAGACAGCCAGTTGGGTGCTACTATCCGCGGGTATGAGAGAAGCAGGCAACAAAGCCTCTGTCAGCCACGACATGAGCACCACCAACCGGGGCTCGATTCTCCCGTCTGAGCGAGCCGAGCGGGCGTGGCCACCGGGGCGGGGCGGGCTCAAGGGACGCAACGCCTTCCAGGAGCCCGAGGACTTCATCGTCGGCAGCCACGGTTGCATCGGCGGCGGCGACCCCCGCAACACCAACGATCTCGACGGCGACTTCGACGGCGGACCCTGGGATGATGGCGGATACGGTGCAGCACCAGATCCCGATGGTGCCTGGGAAGGCGGAAGCTGAAGACCGATGCCTCTCAAGTCCGGTTCATCAGCGAAGACCAAGAGCGATAACATTCGCGAGATGATGAAAGCGGGCCACCCGCAGAAGCAGGCCATAGCCGCAGCACTCAGCAATGCGCGGCGGGGCAAGCGTGGTGGCAAAAGATCTATGATATCTACCCGACGATCCGGGAGGAGGTGATACACATGGAGAACTTCTCAGAGGCCCGTGACCGTAAGGGTCATCGTGGAGGCCGCAAGCATGGGCGCAAGGGCCGGTAGTCCGAGCCCCCTGTGCAGCAGATCGTCGGGGGGAGGGTGAGATCCGACCTCGCCCTTCCCTCGTCGGAACCAACCAAGGAGAAAAATGGCAGACCAGAATCAGATCAAGCCGAACTACGGTGGCCAGCCCAAGGGCAAGGCCAACATCATGCGGCAGGGACAGACTGAGAACGACGCATATGGGCAGGACCCACATGCCAAGGGCCAGATCCCTGACGTCAAAGACAACCCACCGCTGTAGATGGCGGGCGGTAAGGGCAGTCAGGCCCCGGCCACTGCGGCTGAGGGATTGAACGGGATCGTCCAGGCGATCTCGGCGACGATGACTGCCCCCGATTCGGGTCCGCACCTTCCGTTGCTTGAGCAACTACTCAAGGCTACGGTCGGTGCGATCCAAGGTGGCGGCAAGGCGGGCGGTGCGAAGCCGCCAGGT